CCTGCGAATAATTGTGGTTCTGTTGTTCCATTGATTTCCCAATAATAATCATTCCAATCCACAATGTCACCAATCTCAGGATAGAAATTCAATGAACCACTTGATAGATTTTCTCTTTGGAAAAACATTTCAATTGAAGAATTTAAATCTGCACCAAATTCATCTTGTTGTATTTCAGGTTCATTATAATTAATCAAGCAATTAACTCTAAACCCTATATCATAATATTTAGCCGTTGATTCACCATATACATTGTCCTCTGTTCTATCAACATTCACTTTATAAATGTCTACCGATTGTCCGACAATTTCATCAATCAATTCTTCATTCATTTGATTAATTAAATCAAATTCTTTTTGTGGTATAAAAAATGGTTTTGTTTGTGACATTTATTGTCTCCTAAACACTAGCTACAAATATTTCTATATCGGTGGCCCTTGATGTCACTCCAGTAAGTGATGTATTAACAATAATGCTTTCTAAATCAGCCAAAGCAGTTATTACACTCCCACTTTGAGCTGCAGCGTCTTCAATAGCTATTCCATCATTTGGACTTCCCATCATAAAACTTTTTCCAGCCTCAAGTAATAAAGTAGCAGATTCATCACCTGCAGTGTCATCTTCACCTGTATCAGACCTAAGACTTAAATTAACAGAAGAACTATCATCTAAGTTAGTTACTCTTATGTATTTTACATCCTCCATATCTAATGATGAAGCTCTAAGAGCAGTTTGACCAACCATTGAACCTGAAACATTTACAGAACTTTTAAAAGTGGCTATGGTGGTGTTAGTACTAGCTGGACAAGTAACTATTCTTTTATATATTTCATTAACATTGTCAATACTAAGAGTGTTCACTCCACCTTGTTGAACACCATTTAATGTTATGTCTTCCTCTATGGTAATTTTTAATGTAGATGCTACTATTGTACTGGCCATTTATATTTCTCCATTTATCCTATGTATATCTTTAATGGTGCTTTGTTCAACACTTGTTGTTGAGCGTCAGCAACCTCTTGTTCTTTTCTAGCTCCCTCTGATAAGGAAACTGATTCTAAAAATTGTGTTAACTCCTCTAATGCGTTAGCTTTTTCTTCTCTACCTTCTGATTTCAAAGCTTCACCATCCATTGATACTTCACCATTTGGAAGTGGTAATGAAGCGTATTTACTTCTAATGATACCTAATAATTCTTTTGCTAATGCTAAAGTATATTTTCTAATCCATTGTCTTCCAGCTGAATTTATTTCTGAATATGTGATGAATTTATAAGGTATGTTAGATGGGTCGGATACTTTTGAATTAGTATAAGTTCTCGTTACACCTTGTTTATCTTCTTTAAGATAATAATGAAAATATATTTTTGAACCAGCATCATCATCATTTGGTTTTGGAAATATTCTTAATTTGTTGTTTACTAATTCAAATGAATATGCAGATTTTCTAACCAAATCATTTGTTTCAATTGCATTTGCTCTAGCTAAATCATATGATATTGGTCTTAATATATAAGATACTGCTGGTGATACATTACCAAACCCAAATGAATCTAATAATTCAATATTGTCATAAGTTCCAGCAAATGGGTCATAGAATTTAGATATAGCTGCTGGTTGTTGATTAAACACTCTTTGAACCTCAATCCTATCACCAGTTTGTTCTAATGTGGATTCAGTTGGTAAATCATAAACTTGTTGAGAGCCTGTTAAAGTTATTGAACCAGTATATAATGTAATTCCACCACCAACATTTACAGCCTCACCATATTGTTCTGATAATAAAAATGTTGAACCCATATGTGGAGCTTCCGGCTCGTGAGAACCCATATCACCTAATGATTCACTTTGTCTATTAGTTGAACCATAATGTTCCCACATCCAATTTCTTGTATTGTAATGATTTATTTGTTGAGAGTATTCAGATATCGCTTCTTCAAAACAAGCATAGATTGAACCACTATTAAATTCCAATTGCATAACTGGATGTCCAAGTTTTTTAGAAACATATTTACATATTGTTAAACTATCACTTTTAAAATCATTATCACTATCATAAATACCATATGGGGTATTACCAATGACTTGAAAAGTTGATGTAGGGTCTTCATATAAAAATTCAAATTTTGACATTTATCTCTCCAAAATGGATATTATTCTTCATATATAAATATCAATGTAAACAAAAAAGGGTGAGAAAATATCTCACCCTTTTGAGTTATTGTTTTTAGTGAAATATTAAAGTTTATTGTTGTAATCCAAACTCAAATGTTTCCCAAACTATAGCTCCACCTATATCTCCATCATGTCTGTGAAACCAGAAAGGTGTAACGACTTCACCACTATCAAATGAGTATGCAACAGCACCAGTTGGAGCAACACCATCTATTAAATATGTTACCGCACCAGCTGAGCTCACATTAATTGTGAATTCATGACTACCCCCATCAGCAAAATTACCAGCACCATCACCACCACCACTTGTAAGGTCGGTAGCTACTGTAGTAGCACCATTAATGATAGTTTGAGTTTTAATATCACCCGCCATTACTGCTAAAGTAGCTAACTCGTCTAAATCATCTGGATCATCCTGATGTCCTTCAACTTTTGCAAAACCACATCTTAAATCATCAATACCTGAAACATCTGCTATTGAAAATTTCACTTTAAAAAAGAAAGCTGGAGATGTTCCAACTATAAAGTGGTCTTTGTTTAAAACACCTTCATACGCACTGGCTCTTCCTCTAATAGCCCAACCATCATTATTTGTTTGGTCACCTGATACATTTAAACCAGTTGTTGCTGCTGCTGGAGCTAAAAGTGTTTGAGTTCCAATTTCATGAGTGGATAAAGTGTTACCACATCTAAATCTCCATTGTCCTATACCATCACCACTAAAAATTGCTCCAGTTGAGAGAGCATCTAAAGATACTTGAGCTCCTAAATCGAACTTTGTTGTTATCATAGGTGCACCATTATTAGTTATTTGACCTTTAATATTACCACCATCAACAAGACTTAAAGAACTTTCTTTCTTACTTACTTTATATTTACCTATTCTTTTACTCATTATTTTTCTCCTAATGTTGAGTCACTACTCTCAGGATTGTTTAATTTTTTATACTAATTGTGTTTAGTGACTACTTCAACTAGTAAATTATCTCATATAATTCATATATAAATATCATTTGAAAAGAAAAACCCCCTAATAAAAGGGGGCTTTTCAACTAATATGTAAAGATTAATTAACTTATACTAAGTTTAGGTCTTTACAAGAGATTGTACCATAAAACTCTGGTCTAATCATTTTCTTAGCATATCGTGTCATTACACCTTTTCTTGGTGTGAAGTCACTTGGGTCATATACTAATGGAGTCATAATTAGCGGTACATATGGTGAGTATACAGCACCAGTTTCTAAGAAATTACTTCCTCTGAAACCAACAAGTATTTTGTTCTCAGTCATATATGGGTTTTTGTATACAGTAAATCTATTTTGTAGACTTCCTGCAACTTGAACACCAGCCGCGAATTGTGATTTGTTTCCATCTGTAGATACCATGTATCCTGGAATTGATTCAAGGATTGTTGCAATTGTAGGACTTACAACTACGAAGTTAGCACCACCTCTAAGAGTTAATCTTTGGATTTCATTAGAAACCTTTTGGATTTTACCCAATAGAGTTTGATACCATTCGTATCTTGTTCCATAGAATTGTGTAATAGACCAAGCATTTTCATCAGTACCTGTTCCATCATAATCCTCACCAGGTGTTGCAGACCAGAAATCATTTGTTACTGCATCTGAGATTAACATATCAAGTATTTCTAAATCAATTTCCATTGAAATGTACTCACTTAACATAGATGTTAATTCAGCTTCAGCGTCAACAGAATGATAAGCATTTAAGTCTTGAGCTAACTCAGGAGACCATACAGCTTTTAGTTTTCTTGTTTTCGCAACAATAGCTTGAGATTTAAGTTGTAAATCAACTTCTGGTATTGCTAATGTATCATCAACAGCACTACCTGCAGTATCCTCAAAGTCACCTCTATTATTTTCAGTTGGTTGTACACTATAAATAACTTTAATATCTGATGAAGCAGCTAAAAGAGTAGCATCAGCGTCTGATTGTGACACGATGAACTCAATATTCGAACCATTAATTTTTGTAAATTGTGGTTGAATAATAGATTCACTCATAAAGTTTTCTGAACCTGACAATCCAAATGAACGTACTGCTTTTTCATCTGCATCTGATGGTAAAGGTGATGTGATTTTGTGTAATTTAGTTGATGCTAAAGAGGAACTAAGCTCTTGGTTAAAGTTAATATCCTTGTAAGTAGGAGTTCCTTTTGTTGGAGAGTGTGACTGACTAATTTTTTGATTAATCGAGTAGTCATATCTACCTTCACCATATAAACCACCAACACCAAATGGAGCAGATGAACCGATTGGTGAATTTACACCAGTTTTACCACCTAATGAATTTACATCATCACCTGGAACATTAGCAAATCCTGTTACATCTGAACCGAATTTACCACCTTCTTCTGTTGTTTTACCATATTTAAAGTCTAAGTAAAATACAAGACCAGATGGTAGATTCATTGGTTGTACTGATACAAAGTCTTGAGCTGCAATCTCACCAAAGATTCTACGAACCAATGGAAGTGCAACACCAGACCATTCCTCTGAACCAGCCGTACCAGCAGTAGCACCACCAGCACCTCCACCAGTTGCAGAGTTCTCTTGGATTAACTGTCTTGCCTGATTTTCAAGCATTACAGCCATTCCACTTCTTTGAAAATCCTCATTCAAACCATCAAGAAGACCTGTTTTGTCCCATTTATTAACGAGAGCTTTAGCTTCATCTTGTTGTTTTTTATAAGGACTTGCGTCTAATAAGTCTTTCATTATTATCTCCTAATAAGTTATTTAATTAAACCAGCAAGTTTTCTGAATCTGTCAGCAACATTGTTTTCTTCAGAAATCACTTTTCTTGATTCTTTAGATGGTTTTGTTGATGCGACAGCAGAACTAGCTGATTCACTAATTGATTTTTTTGTTACGATTGAATTATTGTCAG